AGATGTCTGACTGCATGTTGCGTGACCGTTGCATTTTTTGATGTGATAATTGATTTGTGGACATGGTTATTCTCCGTAGTAGTAGAGGTTAAGCGTGTTCGGTTTGGGTTTTGGTTGGTTTTGGCTCGCCGAACATTTCTCGAAGCTGATAAGCTCGCAATTCAGGTATCTTTTCTTCACTCCATTGGGACACAGCGGGGTGCTCAATACCTAGAACGCCTGCAAGCTTTACAACCGAACCATCGGCATAGCTTAAAGCTTCTTGTTTAGTCACTTTAAAAGTTCCTTTTGTCGCGGTTAAAGTAAGTTTTATTACCTATTAAAACACAGAAAACTTACCTTATCAAGTGGTAAGATAACTTA